GGGTTGCAACGGAGCATAAGCTCTAACAGGTCAACAACAAGGTCGACTTGGCTTTTCGAAGGATCCGTCAGGACTCCTTTCCAAGGCCAGATCTACTGTCGTTTGCTATTGCAAGAAGAATCCTTTAAAGGCTCTCCAAGCAGCGTAAATTGCAGATACTATAGTTATTATAGTCTCTGCAATTTTGTAGGCTTTCGATTGAGTGAGGGTAACGAGGAACTTAGCAAAGTCCCCCATTAGCTCTCACCCCTCGAAAGGGCCGTGATGTTCGTTATTCCCGCAAATCCGGAGCCGGTAAAACCGCCATCGGAAATGAGGTCAACAAGGTTAGCGATTAAATCGTTAACGATAGTTGATGTAATAACGGACGCCTGCGGAATAGCCAGCGTGAGATTCACGACGGCTGTCCGAGGCACGTTCTCGGAGTCTGGGACAGTTCGAGTGAACTGGACCAGATGACGATCTACCGTGTTTAACCCACTGCCACTCACGGAATGCTTTATTGAAAGCAAACCGGGAGAGACGTTGGATGTAGCGATATCACGTCGGACTGTGCCAGTAGAATCTCGTGAAACGAGATTATACACGACATCGTCCCCGGACGCATCATCTAGCGTAAGGGTATCTGTGAGCGACATTGGATCGGCTCCTGTTAATTGCTGTAACTCAACCAAGCTGATGAAGCATGGCGAGTAACAATGTTAGCTGAGAGTCAGATAATTCGTCTGGATTCAGCAGTTCCAGATCGAAAGAAAGACCAACTTCCCTGTCATACCGTGATACCTTGATGATAGACGGCATCCTCGCTTGCGAGGAATCCGTCTCACCAAGCTGGGTAATCTCATACTCAAGCTCATACTTGACACTGTGTGTAACGTTTCTAACGTTCCAACCAGTGGCAGGCGAAAGCTGAGTCAGATTATCCAAGTGCTGCGAGACATTGAAGAACCAATCCACGACAAAGCTCATTGGCATTATTTTCCATACAGCTTTGACGGGATTGTCAAGTCCCAAAGCACCTATCATGGTTCTAATGAAGCCCGCAAATCCATCTACGTAATCGAGATACTGCGTTACCCATGCAGTCGCTCGATAATCGCATTTGAATTTGGTGAGGGCTATACGATAACTCCACCAAGTGTGACCCGCGAC